CACCAAGTGCAGCTTCCAACTGTTGCTTGGCACCTTGCAGGTTGCCCAATAAGCCACTCAATGCAGCACTGGCATCAGCGTTGTATTGTGTGGCCTGGTCGACTCCAACTTCATTTCTGATCTGGTCTAGCAGGGCCGGCAAGTCTTTAAACTGCATGGCACTGACCTGTTCACTCATCTTTTGAACTTGGTCTACCATGTCTTGGCTTGCCAACACAACTTGAGCTTGTTGAATTTCACTGGCTTCGCGCAAACGACGAGCACGACGACCTTCGGCCATGGCCATCATAGTTGGGTCATTCATTTGTTTTTGCAATTGAGCAATCTCACCTTGCTTGGCTTTGATAGCATCTTGAATTTGTTTTTTCTTTTGCTGGACCTGTGCGGCTTGCATTCCAGCTTGTGCTTGAGGATTTGCAGCAGGAACGGCGCCTGGCGTAGTTGCTGCGGCGGCCAAGGCCTGTTCCATCATGACCAATTTCAAGTATGATGGATTTCGCTCACTGTAGTGAAATTCTGGAGTGCGGCGATGTTCGGCAATTAAGCCACGCACACGCTTGAGCATGTCTCGTGCTTGGCCTTTTGAAACAGTGTTGAAATCAACACGGTTGCCAAAATAGCTTTCAAAAACCTTAGCGGCTTGTTGTATTGGGTTGGCTACGGCCAGTTCTTGCAGTTTCATTATTGAATCCTCGTTGTTGAATATATTTAGCCCGGTTTACATATTTGTTTAACTGATTTTCCAGCAATTTCTTTTGTATGATTTTGCTTTCTAGCTTGGTTAAAATAATTTCTCGTAAACCCGGATCTCTGCTGCGATCACCAATTGCAGCTCGGGTCTGAATGTCATTTTTAAGTGCTGTTAATTTATTGTCAGTTCTCAGTATTTCGCGGGCTGTGTTATAATCGTGATTTTTGTCGGCGATGCACCAACTGAGTGCTGTGCGGGTGCTGCTAAACGTGCCTACTTCTGTAATGCCACAAACAACTCGATAACCAGGCAAGCTGGGCTGTATTTGATAGTGTCCAAATACTTCGTATCCATCTTCACTTTGCCAAATCAAATTAGGTGAAATGTTTTTAAATTCCTGGTGGAACAGGCGTTCAAATTCTTGGTCCGATTTCATTTTAATACGTAGTTAGAGATCACATAACCCAACGCCGTTATCAACACTCCAATGGATCCCACTGCCCAATTGATCAGTTGACTGTTGCGTTGACTGTTCATCTGGCTTACACTGTCTTTGACTTCTGCAACCATATCGCACAAATGTCCAATACTTACACTCATAGCTGTCATTTTGTCTTCTAATGCATTGTAGCGTTCTGCACACAGTTCTACGTGTGCTTCAAGGCTTTTCTTTTCAATATCAGTTGGCTCAACCATGATTAATCTCCATCACTTATTTATGGAAATGGGTGCAAACCAAATATTCTGTCTAGCACCTTCAGTAATCAACACTGTGGCAACATCCGGATCGTTATCAAGTTCACGCAACATAGGCACACCGTTGGCATCAGCACGTAATACTGATACTGGATCTGATTCAGGACCGTAAATACCATCCGACTCGGTTTCAAATTCAAACATCCAACGTGTACCTGTTTGATCTACAATAGGATCAGTTAACGCAAACAGCTGAGTGCGTAGGCTTAAAATTTGTGTAATTGTTTCCCAATTGCGTTGTTGATTGCGACTACGATTCCAAGACTCAGTATCGTGTATCAATCGGGCAGCACCGTCACGAAATGGCATTCTGCTCTGTTTGCAATGTCCGGTTACTCCGGTGGCTGTAATGTCAAATAGTGTTTGGCAGGCAAATTTCATTCGGGTCGCCTGCTTAGTTCATAGAGTATTTCTACTTGTTCGCATAAGTGATCAAGTTCTGGGTCATCGCGGCGAGCTTGAAAAATTTCAACCCAGCGTTTTGACTTTTCCAAGTCTTTGAGTTCTTGTTGCAATTTAGGGTCTTGCCAATGCAGTTCTCGTTTGACAGAACCAGGGCTACGAGCATAGACTGTTCGGCCACCGTCGGGGCTTTCAAACACTGTCAATTCTGTTATTTTGCTGACCATCATAGTAGAGTATTTAAGTCGTTATTGCAAGACCCATATTAAAGTCAACAAAAAAGCACCCGAAGGTGCTTTTTAATTACGCTGCGTCTACAAACTTTTTGAGTTCTTCAGCTTTGACCACAATGTCCGTGCTAGACGGAAAGTCTGGCATGGTTGGGAAGGGTAGGGTACCACGATTGGCATCAGTTAGTTTAGAGTGATACTCATCCCTGAGTTCTCCACGTCTTTCGTGAACTGGCGTTTGAAGTATTTCTCTAGCCAGATGTAAAAGTTCGAGACGGATTTCGTAAGGTGTTTTGCTCATGTTTTTCTCCTGTGTATGTGTGTGTCGTTCCGGTCCCGCCCTATGCAGGACAAGATTGCTACACGAGCATGAATACTTATACCTGTAAAATTCAGTCAACAAAAAACCCGCCGAGGCGGGTTTTTATTCAATCAACTGGGTTGATTAGGTTGACAATTTGAAACCAGCGTTTGTGCATGAGTTCAACTGGTAACCAGTAGCTGTGATGTTTGCAGCGGCCAAGAATGTTGTGGCATCATAGGCACCTACAGGGAACACACCAAAACTCAATACTGTGCCATCAATTTGATACATGGCAACTGTGCTTGTTTGTTGAATTGCTTGAATAACGTTAGACACGTATTCATTTACACCTTGTTGTGATACAACTGTGGTGTTGGCAACTGCACGGAAAAAGTCCAATTTTGGACCAGCAAAGTTAACAGGTTGTCCTGCTGTAGATGCTGATGGGCTAACTGGGCCATTCAATACGTCTGTTGCAAATACTGGTTGGGCATCGCCCGAAACTTTAGTAATATAAGCCATTTTTAAATCTCCTTAGTATATGGCCACTGTGGGCCTACTTTTATTTATACCTTTTGGCAAAAATTAAGAGTTAGGCACTGATTCTGGGTTGTTTATTTCACGATTTGCCGCGGTAAATCCACCAGCAAGTCGATTTACAGCCTTGGCCATGCCGGCAGATGTGGCCATTACCCAACCTTCTTGTCCTGGATGCTGTAGATCCAACTGTTGTAGCACATCCATCTTGATATCGTGTAACAGTCCCCAAGCAGTAAATGCCGCAGCCATACCGTCTAAATTGCTACGTGGACTTTGCAAATATTCCACAATGTTCTTAAACTTCTTGGGTGTAACACGCTGTTGCAACCACGGACCAAAATCAGCCAACATGTTGTCGAATCCGGTGCCTACCCGACTGTTGATGTAGTCTATGCATAACTTAGGCAAGTCAGTAATTTGTAGCGCACGAAGTTCCGCAGGATTAAACAGTTGATCAATTGCGGCGCCTTGACTACTATAAACTGTTTTGAGTTGTTGCATTAATTCTCGGTTTGGTCGAACGTTTTCTTTGGCATACACCGGCTCTAATAATAACAGCCCAGGAACTCGTTTAAACGGAACATTACCGATGGGTTCTTTTGGTGCTCCGGGTTCGGCATACTTGGTATGCATAGCAATGCCCACTTCGCTGGCGCCAATACGTTTGCCCACATCACTGTTGGCTGGAATTTTATATTCTATAGTGTTGGGTGTAAACACATAGTTGCCAGTTTCCAACGGAGGAGTATCCATATACAGCAAATCGCCTTGAACAAAACCTCTATAGTTTTTAGGAACTGCTGCATCTAACATGCCCCAGAGTCGATCATATATCGGCGCAAGATCTCTAACCCGAGTGGCAGGTTTGCCTAGTGCAGCTGCATCCGCATCTCTTGCGGCTAAATGCTGTGTAACTTGTCGGGGACTTGTAAACAAGCCGTTGTAGCCTTTGGCGCCAAATCCTGACACATCAGTCAGTATAAATGTTCCATTGGCGTCACGACCAAATATCAGTGCTGGTTTGCCGTCCCATTTGACAGTAGTGGTTTTACCTGTGTCAGCGGCAGTGTGTCGAACAATGTCCATAGCTTTTTTAATGCCCGCACTGCCGTTACGGAACACATAATCTTCAAGATGTTCAATGCCCTTGGCACGACCGCCTTGCACTTCAGCTTCTACAATGACCTGCATGCCTTGATTAACAATACGGTCACGCAATCGAGCCAAAAAGTTTACTTCTGTGTATCCAGTAACTGGTGGTAGATCTGTGCTTTCCATAAATGGCAAGCCTTCTCGTTCCATGTGCTGTTTAAAGTCAGCCAGCTTGGCTTCACGCTTGGGATCTGTGCTGAGTGCTTGTAATATGTTTTCTACCGAAGCTAGGTCTTGTCTTGTGGCTGTTTTGTTCAACAACATCTTGGCCACTTGATCTGGATCGTCTGAAATGATTTCGTTTGTATTACGATCAGCAATACCGCCAATTTGGTTTAGCTTATAACCCATGCTTTTAGCCAAGCTGTTCATTAACACATTACGTTCACGCCCTTTATACTTTGAATCAGCTGGCATTGCCCCTAACACAAATTTTGACCAGGGCACATTCTTTAACAACATAAAATCTGTTTGCACATAGCCGTTGGCAGGATTTCCA